CGAAGATCTCAAGGTTCTGGTCAGAGGGAACGAGAACGGTGTCAAAGAGAGGGACCGTCGTGAGATGCTCAAGCGCCAGCTCGGTGCTCTCCCACATGGTGAGCAGGATCGTTTGCTGCCCCTTCCACCAACCCTCGGGCCGATGGGGTGGGACCATGAACAAGACGTAGGGATTCTTGTCCTTCTCGTTGTAGTCCACGACCTCAATGCCCATGCCCTCTAGCGCGTTGACAATCTCAGCCGCCATGCGGCCATAGCCCGTGCTGGGCGTCTTGTCGTAGAGGGCAGAGATCTTCACTTCTTCGCCAGTTCCTTCTTGGCTTCCTCGACCTTGCCAGCGAGATTCTTGGGCAGGATTCTGCCTGTCTCGATCTCGCTCTTGGTGCTTGCTCGGTCTTGAAGTTCGGCAGCACGACCAAGACTGGCAGGCTGGATGCCCTGCTCTACCATCGCCTTGTACGCGCTCCGGTTCTTGACGAGCTTCTGCTCGGCCTTGAGGGTTGAGACTGCCTCGGGGCGACGAGATGGCATGGCGCTGGACGCCACCGATACGGACGCCACCCGGCAGTACCAGCACTCATCACCTTTGCAGTCATGTTCCATCATGGGTTGGTGTTCCCTGCCTTGACGTTGAGCGCACCGACAGCACTCCGACCCGTGGTGCCTGCGATGATGTTGCAAGCCCTGGTCAGTTCCTTGCCCGTGGTGCCCGCCTTGACGTTGAGAGCGCCAACCAGTTCAAGGCCGGTGGTGCCTGCGTAGCGGTTGGCTGCGCCAGCAGCCTCAAGGCCGACGGTGCCTGCAAGTTGGTTCAAGACTCCTGCGAGTTCTTTGTACGGCATGATCCTCCTACAGCGCCGTGATCGAATCGGAGTATCCGGCTGCGCTCAGAAACTCGGCTTCGGTCTGGTTGATCGTGTGGACGTGTCCACCCTCATAAACATACACAATGTGGGGGTCAAGATAAGTGTTCGTGATGGACCCATCCCAGTTCGTGACGTACGAATACTCGTTGAGAGGGTCGTTGAGAATCCACGGCAACGGCATGTTGGTGTTGGAGTTCTCAGGTGTCGCAGTATCTTGGACAACCGTGCCATCGCTGAGAACGAACACGTTGACGCCACGAGACTTGAGACGGTAGTGCTTGTAGAGCGCAACCGCTGGGCCGTGGCTGGTCGGGAGATACCAGGGGATGTCATTCACCTGCGGGGGTTGGAAATGGTACAGAGGACCGCTGCCCTCGGCACCATCTGCGTAGGTTGAAGCTGCGTACGGTGAAGTGAACATTACGGAGTCACCACCGGAGCGGCCCACGTTGTGCCAGCGTCAGGCGTCGTCCATCCAAGCTGGGTGTGGGTGAGGCCGGTTGTCCAGATCGTTGCCACTGTGACTCCTAGCCTGCGTTGTAGTTGGCTGGCGTGGACGGGATCGTTGGCGTGGCGCTGGCACCGATTATCCAGTTGCCGGTCTTGTGATCGGTTGACCGGGACGCGTTGCCGATAAACACGCACCCGACGCAGGTATTGCCGACCTCGTAGTAGCCGTAGGATTGCGTCATTCCGGCACCGGCACCGCCGTAGCCAGTGGTGCGGGTGTCGAAGAACGTGTTGCCCGTGGTGGTGCAGGCGGTGCAAGTGTCCAACTCGACGCCAGCGTTGGTCTGTCCGCCGACGTTGCTTGTTCCGTTGTTGTAGAACTTGCAACCGCTGATGAGATGGTCGTGGCCGTTGAACGCGTAGACCCCGTTGAGCGAGTTCGACCAAGCGGTGCAACCGACTATCTGGACGCCATTCCCACGAAGTTGCCAGCCACGGCCCACGTTGGTTTCTGACTCGCAGTTGGTGAACCGGGTGAACCCACCTGAGACGTAGAACCCATCCAAGTGCGGCGGAGTGGTACCAAAGGTGACCGTGTTGCCGTTGGTGACCGTGACCGCATTGGTCAACGTGACCACTTTGGTTCCGGCGTTGACGCTGAGCACCGTGGCTGCCGTTGTCGGCGTGGACGTATCGTTGAAAGGTTGGCCCGCTGCGATGCCGGTGACTGATGCGACCGTGACCGTGTTGCCCGAGGAGTTTGCCGTGACGGTCGTTGTGTAGAGCGCCCCACCACCGTTACCCCAGTTGTGGACGTCGGTCAGCGTGATCGAACCCGCAAGAAAACAGCCGGATGCGTTGTTGTTGGCAAACTGACAGTTAGAGATCACCGAGTCAGCGCCGCTTGATTGGTTGAGCCCGTACTGGCCGCAAGAACGGACCTGCGTGTCGGTGATGATCCACTGGAGCGAACCCGAGCCACCGGGCAACTGGTGAACGATGCCGTCCGTGTAGAAGTTGGAGATCCAGCACCGCTCGATGATGCAATAGGCCGCCTTGGTGGACGTGCTCGCCACGATGCCGTTTGATGCGGCGGTCTGGTGCGTGTTGTTGCCAAAGAACCCAAGATCCCGAACGACGATGCCCTGCGCCGCAAGCGTGAGCATGTCGCAGTTGGCGGCGTTCTTGAGCACGATGGCCGACGTTGTGTAGAACGGCGACGCGCCCTGCGCCACGCCACCGGCACCTTCGATGACGCACGCCACCGTGATCGTGGTGAGCGCAGCAGAGATCAGATAGACGCCAGCCGGGAAGTAAAGGATGCCGCCACCGGCTGAGATCAACGCAGCGATGGCGCTGTTGATGGCGCTGGTGTCGTCGGTGGAGTTGTCGCCCTTCGCCCCATATGCCTTGACGTTGAAGAACAACCCGCCGAGTTGGAGTGCATCAACATATGCGGTGGTGGCGATCTTGGTCGAGTTGTCGCCGGTCGTGGGCGTCGAAGCCGTGGGCGTGCCGGTGAACGCAGGCGAGGCCAGCGGAGCCTTGGCAGCGAGGTCGGTGGTGAGGTTCGTGACCTGCGACTCGGCAATCGTCACCGGGTCGGAGCCTGCTGAGGCGTGCGTCGAGGCGTGCGAGGTTGGCGTGCGGGAGTTCGTGACCGAGGCGTCGGTGGCGGCAAGCGGTCGAGAGGCCGTGCCAGCGGCGGAACCGGCGTAGCGGTCGGCGTAGGTCTGAGCGGCGGTCTGAGCTGCTGAGGCAGCGCCCGAGGCGTCAAACGCTGACGATGCTTGCGTGGCCGCCGAGCCAAGGCCGAGGTTCGTGCGTGCCGTTGCTGCACTGGCGAGGTCCGAGAGGTTGTTGGACGCCTTGAGCGCACCCACCGAACTTGCCGCAACCCAAGTTCCGGGCGTGCCGCCTAACGTGCAGACCCAGAAACCACCAGTTATGTCGGTGACGACATCGCCCGTTTGGAAAACGCCAGTGGTCGGCGCTGCTCCGCTCGTTGCTCCCACAAACCTCGTGCCAGCCGTTGCACCAGTGAAGCCTGTAACCGACGCAGCGGGCGTGGTGATCTTGGTGGTGAACGTCGGGTTGTCGATGGGAGCAAGGGCAGCCTCGGCGGTGGTGGCTCGGGTGACCTCGGCTGTCAGGTTTGTTTGGACACCAGTGATGGAGCCCGAGAGCGTGGCTTCGGCTGCGGTGGCACGAGCAGTCTCGGCGGTGGTGAGGGACTCAACGTCAGCCACGTCAGCCACGCCGAACCCGTGGGTCCATGCGGTGTTAGATGACCAAGCCTGCGCTGTGGTGCCGTCACCAGCACGGGTGACCGTTGCTACGGCAGATGCAGCGACGTGCGACGTGACGTAGACGTTCTCGGCGTTGGTGATGTTCCCGTTGTTGTCGGTCGCGTAGATGCAGACCAGTGCTACATCTGGCGACGAGACAGTACCAAGACGTGACAGGCCAGGAGAAGTGATGACCGTGTCGGTTGTCCCGATCGAAGCACTCAGCTCGCCTCGTACTGCGTCAAACCGCAAACGGGCCATGAACGCTCCTATCGGTAAGTGTTGCTACCCGGATCTCCGGTGCCAACGAGCTTGGGGTCTGGTGCGCCCATCATCGTCATACGGACATCAACCGGCTTGAAGTTCGGCTCGTAGATGGCATTGCAGACAGAGCAGTCTGCCTCACAAGTGCCGTGGCAGGTGTCGGTCTGTGCGTCCCTGGTCATCAGCCCTCACGCACCTTGAAGTGTGCCCGCTCGCCGGGGTCGGGAACGGTGACGGTCCCGTGGGGCTCGCCAGTGACATCTTGGATGACGACCGGGAGCTTCACGTCACGAGCCGTGTTCGTCTCCACGCCACGCAGACCACCGGGCTTGGCCGAAGTCTGAATCACGTTGGGGTGGGTGTAGTCGTAGTTCATGTGCCCGCTCATGTCCTCCTTGGACATCACGGGGGTGCTTCCTGTGCGGGTGTAGCCACTCATCGGATCGGACTCGCCTTCATGTCGGTGGAACCATCGGCAGCACGGTCGTTCTGGTGACCACGGATGCCGGTGAACTTGGCACTGTCGCTGTTCGCCTTGGCGAACGCTGGGCGGGAAGTGTACGCAGGAGTACCGGACTGACCGGCCCACTCCATGCCACGCTTCTCGCCATTCCCCGTCGGGGATGAGACGCCCATTTAGGACTCCTGACTGTCGTACTGATCGCCGTCGATGTTGCGCCGCCCAAACCAGGACGGCATGTCACTAGGGGTGGGCGGAGCCACCGTGGTTCCCTCGGCAGTAGTGTGGTAGCCACACTTGAGACATTGGTACATGTCCTGCCCAGCCATGAGATCAAACGATCCACAGTGGGCACACTGGCCTTGGAAGCTCACGATGACTCCGTCCCGTCCCTAGTTACTACTGGTCGATCGTCGGGTCGCTGTAGGTGAGGCTCGAGCCGGACTCGATGCGCTGCACGGCAGCCTGACGGTAGATGGAGTAGCCACCCAGCCAGTACCAGCCCCACGGCACGAACCGACGGAGGAAGTCGGTGATCGGACCGGGAACGACGTGCGGCTGCTCGGTGTTGCCATCGACCATGCTCCACGCCTTTGCGAGCGACTGACGCCCAACGCAGAGGGTGGCGAACACGTTGGCACCAACGGTTCCAGTGGACGAACCCGAACCCTGGAACACTGGCGAGCGAGGCGTCTCGATGAACCGGAAGCCCTCAAAGGCACCCAGCTCGCCGCCCCAGATCTCACCAGGCTGCGCGTAGTCGTGAGGCACGCGCCATCCGGTTGCACCAGTCTCAGCGGTGAAGTCGTACGCGACGTTCGGGTGGATGTAGGCCGTGTAGTAGCCACCGAAGGTCGGGACGTTCTGGCTGCGGAGACGGGCCTTGGCCGCACGGATGTCAGCCGACAGCAGGCCGTCAGTGGAAGCGATGTTCACACGGGAGGTCTTGCCGTTGGAGTAGGCGACGTTGGTGCCAGCCTTGAGGGTGTCACGAGCGACCTCGTCGATGCTCACGCCAGCGTTGTAGCCGATGACGTTGGCGACGATGGGGTCGATCTCGACGTACGACTCACCACGCAGAGCGGCGGTCGTGAGAACGGCGTTACCGTACTCAGCAAGCGTCACCGTGATGTTGGACTCGGACATCGCAACCGGAGTGACATCGGTGGACTCGTTCAGCGGGGAAGATTGGACGGCAAGGTCCGAGATGATCGGGAACGTGACCGATGCACCAGGCATGGACTGGTTGGTCGGCTTCACATCGGCAACATTGTCGAAGTAAAGCTCAGGGCGAAGCGCGAAACGCGCCAGCCGGTCGTAGGCAGCCTGCGCGAGAGGCAGAGCCGTGGTCGTGGTGTAAGCCATTGGGTTGTCCTCCTAGGACATTGCCCGATGGATCAGCGCATACCGGGGGAGAACAGTCCAGCATCGTTGCCGAGACTGTCAATGACCGCCATCAGTTCGTCCTTGTTGTTCGCACCTTGGATCGCTGCGAGAAGCTCCTGCTCCTTGCTTGGCCCCGACTGGTTCGTACCAGTGGCACCAGCGATGTTCCGGTGACGCTCAAGTTCCTCACGGACCTCATCCAGCTCGCCGTTCTGCTCCTGGTGGCTTGCTCCGGTGATCCCGTATTCCTCAGCAGCCTTGCGGATTGCGTCGGGGTCGGTGTCTCCATCGTACGCCTTGCGGAGAAGAGCGCCTACGCCAGTCTCGGGGACTCCGGCCTTCGTGAACGCTAGATCACGCTTGAGGGCTTCAAGTTCTGCCTTGGCAGTCTCTGCTTCCCTCGCTCGCTCCCGTGACTTCCGAAGTTCTGCTCGGATGTTGGGGTCGAGGCCATTGTCCTCATCAGAAAGGAACTCGTCGGACTCACTCATGTTGGTCTCTCCATCAGTTACGCGCATCCATCGGAGGTGTGGATACGGAAGGTTGGTGTGCATTGCTGGCATCTACACAGCAGGGATGCCGACCCCTACCGGGCAGCGGCCTTAGCTCACGGTCACCGACCGGCCAAAGCTCCACTGAGGGTAAGTGTATCAGATTGTGCTACGCGCTGCGTCCACCTTGACCCTCGGTGGTAGCAGATCCGATACCAACAGCGCCCTTGGCACCTTGGACGAACCCACCGCCACCGGCCAGACCTGCGACTCGGGCCTGCTCAGCCAACTGGACAGCGCCCTTGTTGCTGGCTGCCGTGGTGCCCTGCGACTGGTTGAGGCCAGCGAACTGTTCACCGAGGATCGCCTTCTGGCTCGCCGTCGCCTGACCACGCTGACCGACCATCGCCGTCTCAAGAGGCTTGAGGGGAGCGAGTTTGGCAAAGCCCTGACGGAAGTAGTTGAGGTCCATTGAGGTCGGGGAGGTCATCTCCTGCGCTGCCAACTGGGTTGCCGTGCCCTTGTCAATGCGCCCAAAGCCAGATGCAATGGACTCGTTGCCGATGAGAGCGCCCTGAGTCTGGCGTGACAACTGCTCAACGGTGTGGGCAGGGTTGAGGTAGTAGGCGGCAAGTTGGCCGGTGTTGACACCGTAGTAATCGTGCAAGAGTTGACGCACTTCCTTGGGTGCCTTCATCGCCAGCTCGTAACCGTTCTTGAGTCGGTCGGTCACTTCGCTGGAACTCACGTTGTGGGCGATGAGCGTCCCAATCTCCTGCGTGGTGGCAAAGCTGGACGGGATACCGTAGTAGCGCATGGCACCGGAGATGATGTTCTGCTCGTTGAGGTACTGCGCCTCGGAGATGGGTGGGTAGCCAAGTGCCGTACGCTCGGCCAGACCGGGGAACCGTGCCTTGTATTCGTTGGTGCCACGAACCCATGCAAGCAGGTCACCGATGCCAGCGTGGTTGCCGGGGTCGGAGATCATTGACCACGCCTGATTTGCCAGACTTCCCAATCCCCACGGCTCAAGGTAGGTGTCTCGAAGCGTGGTGAACGCCGAGATCTCGTTGGCTGC